GACGGATGCCTGCGTCGATACCTCGAAAACTTAAAAAACTATGAAGAAGAGGACGCCAATTCCAATATGACGCTAGCGAATCGCTTGCGGCTGGCGTTCCGTGACATGAGGCCCGACACAATCTGTGGCAAATTCCCCCAGGCTGAATTGCCCCTCAAGCGTCGTCTCCGTTGTGTGGCCGAATATCTTATCAGGTCTGGTGAGTTGGATAAAGTACGCGATGCAGAAGGAAAACTGATAAAAAAACGTGGCGTACTTGGCAAAATGGTCGTTTTATACCAGCCGACCGATAAACTGATTGAATCATTGGCCCGGCAGGGTTTGTTAGACGCATGAATCGCAGGGAAAAACTGATCGCATCCGTCATTGGCCCTGAGATGGATGAGACGAAAGCCAAAATGCTTGATGCAACAATCAAGTTAATTCTTGGTGATATGGGTGAGCACTACTCCAAGATGTGGGATGCCGAGGGCCCAGGCGTCATGGTGTTCCAACCCGAAAATTTGTCGCGGTCCATGTTCTTCCTGACCCTCAAGGAACTCCACGCCGCACAAGAGGAGTGCGAACGGGACAACGATGGAGACATGGCGGAGACATTCCGGCGAATCTTGCAGGCAGCGCAGAAGATTGACCCACAAGAAAAGGCAGGATACCTCATCAATGACAAGACTGGCCTTCGTTACTGCGAAGTGGACTACAACGCAGCTGCTGAGAGCTGATGCCGATTCAAAATATTAAGTCTCACGCGGAAGACCGTGAGCTGATCACCAACCAGGACTTGGTCGCATCGGCGCACGCACTCCTGGAGGGCATCGACTTGGACGTTGCCAGCTCCAAGGTGGCTAATCAGTACGTCGAAGCGAAGGAATATTTCACTCCATCGGATGATGGGTTGAATTGCCAGCAGTGGTTCGGTAGTGTCTACTTGTTTCCGCCCAGTGGTACCTACTTTTGGGAGCGGAAGAACCAACGGTGGAAGATGACGCGCTCAACGTCACCCACATTGACTTCTTCCCATGCCGTCTGGTTTCGAAAATTGTATAGATCGTGGATGGCCCGCGAGATCAAACAGGGTCTTTACTTTACGAATTGCCCAGACATGATCCGATACGAACAAAAGCTGTTCGATTTTCCTGTCTGCATTCTCCGTACGGCCCCAACGCTGCTCAAAAATACGAGCAATGGCGTTAGCAGACATAAGACCTGCACATCGTTTTTGGTCTATTTGCCACCGATGGAATCAGCCACGGAAGCAACCGAGCGTTTTCTTGATATTTATTCAGAAAAGGGCCGCATTCTCTACTAATTTTGTATACTGAAAAACGATTGAAGGCGACCATGACGGTTCTTGCGGATTGGCAGATCAAGACCCTGGCAGAAGAAGAGGGCATGATTTCACCGTTCGTGGATCATGTCGTCAGCGAAGAAGACGGACGGCGCCTTTTGAGCTATGGGCTTAGCTCCTATGGCTACGACATCCGCCTTTCGCCCAGTCAATGCTTGATCTTTGGGAAAGTCCAGGCGGGTGACTGCGATCCCAAAGACTTTGATCCGGACATTCTTAAGCCTGCTGAATTACTGGAAGACGAAAGAGGCCAATATTTTCTTTTGCCTCCCTATGGCTATTGCTTAGGCGTAGCACGGGAGCGCCTAAAACTTCCCCGTGACGTGACTGTTGTTGCGGTTGGTAAGTCGACGTACGCTCGCTCGGGAATCCTTGTGAATATCACTCCAGCTGAAAGTGGCTGGGAAGGTTATCTCACGCTGGAAATCAGTAACTGCACCGGGCTTTTTAACCGGATCTATGCAAATGAAGGCATCACCCAGCTCTTGTTTTATCGCGGGGCTCCCTGTGAAGTGAGCTACCAAGATCGCAAGGGTAAGTACCAAGATCAACCCCCCGAGGTTGTGTTGTCTCAGGTGTGATCAGGCAAAAGATTTGCCGAGGCGTGGCTGAGGTTTATTGGCGTAGTTGGTACTACCGGCGGTACCAATAGTGTCCCCAAGGCTGGGAAGTTCAGTACCATCGATAAACGCTGGATTACGTGGAGTTTTTCCACGGATTGTCGGCTCAGCAATCCCAGCTCGTTGACGGTATGCCCCAGCGGTCTTTGCGGCCCGCATGAATTTGGCAACACGCTCTTGTTTGTCATTCGTGGATTCAATTACAGACTGCTCATCGTCTTCTAAACGACGCAAATCTGTGTCGTAAATCTTTTCAGGATGTAGATCAGATACTTCAACACCTGAGGATCCAGAGTCGTGCCTGGGATCGTAGGTGGAATCAAAGAAATTTGCCATAGTATTATTGTAAAAGGAATAAATCAAGCCTTAGATATCATGCATAACCAAGCCGCCGCGTTCTTGGATGCGTTTGTCGAAGATGAGGTGAAGTGTCGGTGCCTGGATCAAGACCAAGACTTCGGTGCACCCATCGATAACCAAGAGAATGATGTTCCGTTGTACGATATGTACAATCGTGGACTGACGGCATGCGAGCAGGGACTGGAACGGAATCCGCTCAACATCGAGGGAATGGATCGTCCCGGAGTGACCGGTTACATTCCTTCGATGGAGCAGGGTCTGGGGATGGGAGCAGCACCGAAGCCCCGGTCTCTGGTACTGGAACTGGAAGGTCCAACGGAGGAAATGAAGGAGGAGTCCCTGAAAAGGCGTGGTTTGCGCCGGTAGAAGACGAAGAGATTTCTGATTGCCCAGGGGGTGTTTGCCCCGTCCCTTGGCTTGTAAAAGAAGAAAGGCCTGAGGTTAGGGAGGATGTGGTTAATCATCCTTCCCATTACACCGATGGGGGCATCGAATGCATCGAAGCCATTGAGGCGGCTTTAACCATCGAAGAATTCCGTGGTTACTGCAAGGGAAATTGCATGAAGTATATTTGGCGTGAGCGCCATAAAGGCGGGACAGAATCACTGAAGAAGGCACGGTGGTACCTGGATCGTCTTATTGAAATGGGCGAAGTTTAAAAGGGCTGGTACTCGTCTTCTTCGCTGTCCTCGTCGTCGTCCATCAAGCAAGCGGCGGCGAGTTCACACAGTTCTAAATCAGTGGGAAGATCCCAATCCAACTCAATATTTTCATCGGCCAAGATGGCTTTTACTGCGTGCCACTCCATGAGCCGTTGGTGGTACAGGTTCAGTAAAGCAGCGTATAACTCATCCCAGGTCATCTCCTGGGCTGTGAGTTCTGCTTTCCGCATGGAAAACTGCAATTCCAGTGGAAGTTGAAATTCACGGGGTTCGACTGAACGCTCCATTCCACTTTGCAGGTCTTGTTCTAATTATTCTAAGCCTAGGTAGTAAATATGGCGTCCAGCTCTTCTTGGCTGAATTCATCCCATGGACGATCTGTGATCTGGAAATCGTTGGCAAACTTAGACAGAACATAAGGGCTGACGTTTTCTTCCAGTTCGCGGATTGCCCGTACTTCATGCGGAGCAGCGCTGTAATTCCTAAATGCGGCTAGTAAAATTTGTGTGGATGCCCAGGGATTTGCATCTACTTCCTGGAGGAACAAGTCGACTTCTTCCCTACGCCGATCCAGAAGACCGCCGATAACTTTGTGTTCGGCATCAAAGATCCAACTGGACATTTCCTGTGTCGCCATGCAGAAGTCCTCTGCTTCAATGGCGTCGATTACGGAACTGTAAAGGAAGGGCTGCCATCCAATTGAGTGGATGAATGAAATCAATGCCTGCCGCATGCAGGGATCAAGACCAAGATTGAGCTTGGTCAGCTGACTGTCAATGATTTGCACTTCGTAGAACAAGTGGTGCAAGGCTTTTTCTTTGCTGCAACACTGCCCTTGCTTAACAGGAGAGCCGTCTGGGTAATACTGAGTGCCGTAACCAATGGTGTAAGGTTCACCACCAGTGGTTAAGTCTGGGTACGCCTTTTCGCTGAAACCTTCGTACTTGCGGATTAAGTTAATCGCATGCGAAAAGTCGGACATGGGGGTAACTATTATTACCCCCAATCATACACAAAATTTTATTTACCTTGCCCGCGCATTTTTTTGCGTCCGTGATTAGGAAGGCTGTGTTGACCCTGGCCTTGACGCGTTTTCTTGGGCTTGGACTCAAGTTTGACGGATGAAGATGATTTGGGTTTTGCCATGACAGGAGTGAGTTGGCGCTACCACTTTACCTAGAAACCGAGCCGCGAGCACGCCGGTTGTTGCATTGCTCTTGATGGGTGGCCCAGCGGACATTGCCGGGTTCATAATGACCAAGATTATCAATACGATCCAAGCTCATTCCTTCTGGTCGTGGTCCCAATTCTGCGTAGAACTCGTCAAAAGAATTGAATTTAAACTCAACTTTTGTGTAATAACCATGATGACCTGAGTTACATCTGCTTTTTGCTCTGTAATAACTATTCCACGCCCCCTTTTTAATGGGATCATGACGAGCGGAAGGATCTTTAATATCCAGTTTTCTGCCCTTATAGGCGCAAGATCTACATTCCCAGGTTTTCCCCCGCCTATTAAACTGGTCAATCCTTATCTTTGCTTCTTTAGCACAGTGCGAGCAATTTACGTCAACATAGTTCCAACGTTGTGAAGACATTGAGTAATTGCATCAGCCCCTAGTATACCACCTAGGATCATCCACTTTACTTTATGGGACCAGTACCTGGCAGACATGATGTCGGGGTTCGAATCTTGGGCGTTATGTCTTGCGTAATATGACTTTTTCCTTGCTTTTTCTTTGGCACTGGTCGGATTTTTCCCAGCGCCCTCAACGCCCTGTTGGCCGAACCGAATAATCTTTTCCTCTCCTCCCTTGCAGGCTTTGACAACATGGGACTTGGTGGGATGCCCAGGTGTACGGCGAGGCTTGTTACACGCCATTTTGTCCTTAGCAATCTTGGCTGCAGCCGCTGCTTTTTTATGTTTTTCAGCCATTAGAGTCCTTTAAACATTGAAGTGAACTCACCCAAAATTTGTGTGCCTGTCTTTGATTTGTAATCAGTTTCTTCATCTTCATCATCCAATCCTAATCTGAAGAAACTTGCCGAAGTATCACCACCCTCTTCTTTGCTTCCTGTTGTTTCCTCATCAAAGAAACTTTCGATTGTGCCAAGAGAAGCGAAGGGATCACTCAGGTCAAGGCCGTATGACTGCAGTGCCTTGTCGCTGCCAGCCTTGGTGAGGATTGTTTGTTCAGACCTGTCTAAATCTGGAAAGAAGTTATTGTAAAACTCATCTTCTGTACCCTGGTAACCAGCGGATTGGAACGTTTTATACAGTTCAGTTTGTGGCGTTGCCATTTCATCTTTATAATCCTCTGGCCGCTCAATGTAAGTAAGGCCAAGAACTTGCTGTGTTGGGCGTTGACGTTTTTCATTTAAATATTTAAGTTGC